AAGTGCGTATTCCTGTAGCGTGGCCTGTGTCAAGTCGAGTCCGTATTGCCTCAATGCTCTTGACTGTCCGGCCATTACACCAGATTGCAGTGCAGATGCGATTTCGTCTTGGCCTGTGTTGTAGAACGATGCCATATCTGCCGTTAATTTGGTCAGATTCAAGGACATGTCCGCAAGCGAATCCGATGCAGCATCGTATCCGGCAGCAACACCTTCCATCGATGTCGGCACTCCGTTGAGGAAGTTGGTGGCATTTTGGACTTGGTCACCGGTTATCCCCATCGCCATGCCCATCGCTTGGAAACGAGAAGCATAGGTTTTAGCGGAAAGTTCAGCCATGCCGAACTTCTGAGTGGAATCCTGGACGAAGTCATCCAGAACACCTCTCATGCCATAGAAAGTGTTGTCTACAACATTCTCGACCTCGGTAAGGTCACTGGCAACATCAATCATGTTACCAACCGCACCGACACCTCTCCGCAGTAACCAGAATCCGGCATAAAGTTTGCCCAATGTTCCGGCAAGTGAAGTAGTGCTTCTGGCAGCTCGTTGAGATCCGTCACCAAAAATCTTAAATCCAGAACTCGCACTGGCTGCGTTTTTGGAGAGTTGACCAAGCCTAGATGACAGCATGGTCATCGGAGTTCCACCGACAGAGTTTAGCGCACCTTGCAGTTTTACAAGACTAGCAGAAAGTTTATCAACAGAGTTTCTCGCTGATGTGGTATTGGCCTTGATAGTTACTGATAACGTTTCAAGAGAGGCCATGTCCCACCCAACTTTCTCGGTTAAGCAAACAAAAGATTACTCTTGATTTTCTTCCTTTATCTGCTTGTTAATGTTAAAGTTCGCTTGCATTATGCTTAAGGCAAGGAAAATATTGTTGATGTGCTTCTGCTTTTCCTCTTCCGAAAGCTGTTTGCCTGTTGCCTCTCTCATCTTCTCCTTGACAGGCTCTTCCTCTGTGAAAGGCTTATCACGGTATTTGTGATGACCGTGCTTAGAGAAGACGTTTGCCATAACGGTTGTAAATGCCTCATAGACATATGCACCCATCAACCACATCTCTTCATCTTTGCGCTTCTGCTTGATGTTGTATGCTTCGATGTATGGCTTCATTTTCCTAGGATTCATCTCCCAGAAAGAGTCCTCGGCAATTCCCAATGCAAGCGCATGTGGGAGCCATTCAGCTTCGTACATCTCTCGCTGAGATTTGTACTGTTTTACTTTTCCTTTTTCGGCTCCTCTGCCGGAGTTTCCTTCTCTGCCGTCTTGCTGAGAGCCTGAAAAAAATCCGACTTTTCCATCTCCTCGGACATAGCACTCATGACAGCTTCGAAGTTACCGCCCGACACGATATGTAACTCCATCTGCTTTCCGGCCTCTTCAAGGCTAGATCCCATGCACATCGCCAGATAAGCCCGAACGATGGTCATCGGTCTTTCGCCCATTTTTGCAATGTCGATGCCGAAATCCTCAAGATCACAAATGAAGTTAAATGTGAACGGCTTGGCGATATAAGTCACTCCGTTCACCGTAAATGTGTTTGCCATATTATTTTTCCTTTCCCTGGTTAAACACCATGTTTTCTAGATAAAAAGGGAAAGGGCCACCCCTAAGGATGACCCTTTATTAACTAGTTGATCAAGTACCGCTTGCCTCTGTCGGCTCGATTGCGGTATCCATGCCCTTGTATTCCTGGATCGTGAAGGTCAGTTCGATAGTCTGGAGTTCGTTCTGACCCATCTCCGGCATGGGAAGGTGAAGCGGAGGCTGTGCGACTACAAAGAATGCCTTGGTAAGGCTCGGAGCCCAAACCTCAAACCACATGTTCTTGTTCGCATTCTTCGCAGTGGTGTATGCAGCGATCATAGCCTCAAGCTGGCTAACCGTATCATTAGTAATATTAAATGTAACATTCCATGTACCGCCGGAATCCTGTCTGCCGGAGACGTACTTGGAAATCTCGTCCTCAAGAGCGGACGCATCGATCTGCTCGGTTTCAAGAGTGATACCACCGATACTGTTACAACGCTCAAGCCAATTAAATTTTGTCGGCTTAGTACCGGCGGTTGCTTCGGCTGCATATCCGAATTTGACACCCAGTGTCGAAATGCCAGGAGTGCTTACTGCCATTGTCTTTTCTCCTTATGTTTATTTTGCTAAGTCATCATCTGCACCTATAATCCTGCGGAAACGGCAGACGGCATGATATCCATCTTTCCGTGTAGTAGGAATAGGCATTGCAGAGACATTGAAACGCATATGTTTAAATTGACGGACACACTCGTTAGCAATTGCCATTGCATCTGCTAAACTTGTATCCGTTGTTACGGTAATCTGGATCGTCTCCATAACCGCATGGACACCAGAGTTATCAAGGGTCTGCCCTCGCTCGACAGGAGTTAACTCCTGTAAATAGACATAGGGGGCCTTGTAATCGCCGGAGTCTTTATCCGTAGTGCCTACCTTAAGCGTGGGATACTTTTCAGATAAGGCACTTGTTAATCTTTTCTTGAGAATCGTATAAATTCGATTCCCTATCGTTGTCCACCACATTTCGTCTGCCATTATCCAAATACCCTCTGTGCTATCTCGGTTGACCTTGCCTCGATTTCCAACACGGCATTCCACATTGGCATTCCAGCTTCGATTCCGTAATGTTTAAAACCGTTATAGTTCCATCCATACGGACTAGCACCGTAGCTATGCCCACTTTTTGCCATCTTGGCTCCTGGATAATTACCGATGGTGTACCCCATCTCAACACCTTTGGGATGCGGAGATCCGTCAAGATTGCCGTTATAGGTAACGCCAGTTCCGAACTCGATGAAGATGATGTCCCCACCTTCGCCAATTAACTTGCCAATGACGTTATCGCCTTGACGGTCAATCTCAAATCTGAAATCTGGGATAGCCATGTCCTGATCGCCATTCGGAGTGGCATGGTTTTCGCAAACTTCCTTGCCCATCTCAAGGAGTAGTTCCATGTATAGTTCGACTTGCTCGTCAATGTCTTTTCCGTACTCGTTAAGGAGACTAAGAAAATCATCGATGCCGTCTGTTGATAACGGAACAGTTTTTCTAATCTGCATGGTTCAACCTCTGAAGCACATATCTGCTCTCGTTAATTGACGGAGAGACACGCCTAACACGGTAATCCGCAGAAGATGGGTTTGGGATGGTTTTATTATTATCGAGGAAGGTTGGAGTGGTTTCGCACCACAATATAGATGTTTCGTCAATCGGTATGTCATTTTGCGAAACGGAGAGCAAATACTGATACTCCGAAATATCCATGCCGAAATTCTTGGGATCATCAAATCCTGTGGACAACGAAAGATTTCCTAAGAATTGCACTGGCTTTAAGTATGCCGGAGCCGGATTGCCCGATTCCCTCGGCACTTGTTCGCCATCGATTTCGTCATAGATGATATTGCCCTCATCATCCCGAACATATGAAACCTGTTCAGGATTTCGCAAAGCATAATACATGATTCGTTTATTTCTACGCAGTGTCCGCATCTTGCACCTCTCAAACTGTGACCTACCCACCACCTATTGGGTCACGTTTCACCCTGCATTCCGCAAAAACAATGTTTCACGGAACACGCACAATTCGACTTTTTACACGAAAGATGCTAGAGGGACGATGCCCGAAAATAATCGTCTGCGATCAATGTATGTTCTGGACACACCGTTTTCGCCATGGGAGGATTCTCCCTGCGCTCCGACCATGTTGTAATCGAACAGCGCAAGATTCGCAATGTTTGCTTGAAACTGACTAAGGTCTGATGCAATCATCTCTTCCGTATAAGTTGACGGATATCTCCGTTTATTGCGGACTTCTGTGATAGCTGCGTTGACCCTCATCTCAAGCAAATCGCTATTGAAAGCCTCTTCCATATCCAGTTCCGTAGTGAGTTGATCGATGATGGCATCTGTCAGTTCAGTGATTGTCATTGCGCTTTCCTTCTGCCTCTCTTGACGGTCTTCTTAGTAGGCTCTTCCTTCACAGGGGCCTCGACCGTCTTCTTTTCTTCCGTAACAGGAGTGGCTTGGGAGACAGCCTGTGCCATCTCCCTTGCTCTAACTCGGTTACGGTGCATCATCATGCCCATGTGATTCCCCCAACGATCAGGCTGCCGTGTAGGTCAGATGGATCAGCTTGGAAGTATCGTAGACGTACGGAGCGAAAATCTTGGATGCGATCACATAGTTGGTCTGAGCCAGCTTGTCACGGTCAAACTCAACCAGAGTGTCTCTCTTCATGAAGAGTGCAAGCGCACCAGGCTTCACGATGTAGGCATCAGTTGTCAGACGGTTGGAAACAACAACCTGGCATCCATGAACCATGCCGACAGTTCCACGAACGATCATGTCCGCACCCATCTCAGTGTTCGGAATCCAGGAAGAAGTCTTCCGCAGATCACCGTACAGAGCAGCCGGAACTACGATTACTTTTGCTCCGTCAATATCCTCACCGAATTTAACGAGGGAGTCGGAAATATCGCTGGCAGCAGTAGCAGTTGCGACCGTACCGGTCAGAGTGGCATCGGTAGACATCTTTGTGATGAGATCCGTCTCGACCTTGTCATTGATTGCGACCAGAACCTGTCTAGCAGCCTCTTCGGCGATATCGTTGTTGTAACCGGAGAGCAGAGCCTCATCGGTGAACTCGATAGCCCGACCGATTTTGGAAACCTGTACAGGAACGGTTGTCTGAGTCAGTTTCGCAATCGGGATATCTGCACCCTCGGCAACTGCAACAGCCGGAGCAACTACAGACCACTTCGGAAGGGTCAGAGTATCTCCAGGTCTGCCAACCAGATCACGGTTGATGATCGCAAGCGGAGAGAAACGGATTGCATTAATAAGTTTTTGATCAATAAAGTCTGCAACTACCTGCGGATCGAGCAGGTCTGCAAGTTTTGTAGCATTCTGTGTTGCTGGCATAACTTTTTCTCCTTAAGAAAATTTATTGTTATCGTCCAATCAAGCGGTCATATTCCGCTCGATTTTCTCGATAGAGTTTTGTGCGTTCCACAGGCCCCATCTTGTCGAATTGTTCCTGTGTATAGGTCTTGCCTTTGCCTGTTCCGGCATTGACGAGGGGCCGGCTTTTCAGCCATTCGGCCTCATGCTCCTTCAGCTTTCTGGCCTCGACCTCTGCCATGATCTTCATCTTTGCGGAAAAGTCATCGTCCGCTTCAGCCTTGGCAATTCTTCCGGCCTCATCCGATGTGTAGCCCATGCCCATGTAGGCTTTCTCAAGCTTGTTGATCTGGAGTTCCTTCTTCATCTGTTCAAACTCCTCGTCACGCCGTGCTTGTGCTTCGGCCTTTTCGGCATCGGCAACTTCCTTCTCGGATTGTGTTGCACGGAACTGCTTTTTCCACTCTGCGGATTCTCTCGCTGCCCTGTCTCGTTCACGTTTGAGTTTCGCAATCTCGACCAAGAGTTCTTGAGTAGAAGGAATGCTCTCCGTGGAAGGATCAGCCTGGGGTGCTGCGGTCTGCTGATTTTCTGCTGTTTCAGTTTTTTCTGTTGTTACATTGATGTTGTCTTCTGGCATTGATAGGCCACCTTTCTGCGCTTTATGTCCGCTCGACATTGCTTTTTAGTGTTTTTCTCTAACATTTGCTTTTTAACGTTTTTCTCTAACGGTTTTTGTGTATATAAAAAGCACCCCTGTTAAGGAGTGCTGATTATCGCTTATGAATATGTAACGGAGCATCTGCATCCGCATATTTCTTCGGGATTGTCTTCCGCATGCTCTACATCCCGTGGATAAAGCATCATTGCATCCCCGACAAGAAAGAAATTGTCGATGGGGATTGTTTCGCTCTCAAGCGGTCTGTGTGTTTCTCTGACACGATTGTCTAGCATTGTGTGCCAGGTTTTCGATGTTGCCCCATCTGCTTTTGCATTACGGAAATCATCGTAATTGGCATCACTATTCGCCTCTTCTTCACCGATGAGGATTGCTCGGTCTTCGGAGATGTAATAAGCATCGGAAACCGGATGCTCGTCTGTCCGTTCAACCTCTTCCCCTTCCTCGGCAGCTACCCATGCAACTGTGGCGAATTCAATCAACTCTTCATCGATGTGCCGTTTGGTCACCTCAACGAAGTTATCGGCGAAATCATCTATGTATTCATCGAGGATATCGTCAATGGGTATATGTTTCTCCAGGGCATCCCTATACATCGATGCCACCTCGACACCAACGATATCCCAATCAATGTTTCCGTAATCACTCTGCAACAGGATGATATCAAACGCAGTGCGAATAACCTCGGCAAGATCATTGGCAATGGCAATGCGCTCTTTTTTCTGTTCATCCGTCAAGAGCATTTCATCGAAGTACTGCTTTATCGGCATCGACCTTCGTTTTAAACCAAGTGAATGAATCTGGTCAAATGACAGGATTGTCACTTAGCAACACCGCCCTTTGGAGACGGATCTTCTTTTGAGTTTCCGTCAATGACAGGTGAGTTCTGAATTTGGTTGGCAAGCGATTCCGAAAAACCAAGATTTTCTTCACTTTGGGAAGTCTGCTGTTTCTCAAACAGATTGGCCTGATACTTCTCGATCATCTCCTTGGAGTCTTCCCAAACTTGGTTGATGTCATCAAATGCTCCGGTGACACGCAGTGCATGCAGACCATTGATTCCGTGAGAAACATATGTCGCAAAGGTATTGGCCTTTGTAATCATCTCATGAGTCTTCTGGAGTTTGATGTTGGGCTTGATATCGACATACCGCAGTTTCAGTAGCGGATTATCGGATTCAACAAACGGACTTTTCTGGATCGCACGAAGAACAACCTTGAGTTCTTGCATCTTGGACGATTCCATAAGAGCCTGTTGCTTGATAGCTGCGGATTCGGCTGCCGTCCAACCTGTAGCATCGGACATCGCAACGCCAGTAGAACCACCGCTGTTATCGTTTCTGGCCGGAACATTGCACTTTTGCAGAATCAATGCTCGTTTTGCAAGTATGTTCGAAAGCAGTCCGTTGTAGTCATAATCCAGTGTCAGTGGTTTGATGAACGGAGTCTTTCCATCGGGAGATGTAAAAGTCTCGACCCAATCACCACCGCTAGGATGCTGAGTGGTTACGGTTGTGTTGCCATCTTCATCTTCTGATGTTGCGGAAGGGAATTCCACATCGTTGGTATGCCAAATGGCCTGTGTGTTCTGGTCCGTATCATTGAGGACATCCGACCAGAGTAGATTTAGGGAGTCGCACTCGGAAAGCTGTCTCTCAAAGCATCCCATGCGGTCATGTGACCGTTTCCATTCAATAATCGGGATCAGTCCAAGTGGGTTTCGCTCACCGCTCCGATCCTCATGATTCCATGTTTCGACCTTCTTGCCCTCGACAATAGCCGTAGCATTGACGATTTCATATCGGCTTTCCGGCGTGAAACAAGTAAAATGAAAAGCGTTGTCATCATCCATGGAGAAGGTAACCCCAAGAATAATTCGGTGATCTGGATATCTGTTACTCCGTACAACAAAGGTTGTTCTTGGATCGAGGCACTCAACCTGGAAGTAGCTTTCGCCATCTT